ACCTTACCTGAACGCTTCGGCTGACACGATTGACTTGACTGTTGCAACTGGCGCAATTAACGCCGTTGTACGTGTCTGGGCGATTGTTGCCGACGTAACAGGTGGTGTAGAAACTGCACAGACTGTTACCTTCTCGTAACTAAAATGTCGGGGGGCAGGGCAACTTGCCCCCTTGACAACCTAAGTTTTTTATGCTATAAGCAGGAACGTCCTGCGGGGAAATATACCCATGCCACGTAAAAAAGAAAATCCTATACGTAAGACAACGACAGGTAAAGGTGCAAACTATCGCCCTACCAAGTCTGGTGCAGGAATGACTGCAAAAGGCGTAGCAGCCTACCGTCGAAAAAATCCCGGCAGTAAATTACAGACTGCCGTGACAGAAGATAAGCCTACAGGAAAACGTGCAGCTAGACGCAAATCATATTGTGCTCGTTCTGCTGGTCAAATGAAGAAGTTTCCCAAAGCTGCAAAAGACCCGAACAGCCGTCTACGTCAAGCACGGAAGAGGTGGAAATGCTAAACTTACTGGTAGGACCAATTGCAGACTTAGCCGGAACTTGGTTAAACGGCAAGGTCGAAGAAAAGAAAGCACAAGCCCAGACTAAAGTAGCTAAAGCACAAGCTGAAGCTATTGTCATGCAAAAGAAAGCTACTGGCGAAATTGATTGGGACTTGGAAATGGCGAAGGGGTCAGCAAGTTCGTGGAAAGACGAGTGGCTGACAATTTTGTTTTCGATCCCGCTAATTTTAGCCTTCGTTCCCGGTATGGAAGAGGTGGTAGCAAATGGCTTTGCACGACTCAATGAAATGCCTGAATGGTATCAATATTCACTTGGCGTTATCGTTGCCGCTTCTTTTGGCGTACGTTCAGCTACAAAATTCTTTGGTAAAAAATAATGGCAAAGATGTTTGCAACAGCAAAACTCGAAAAGCGCAGACCAAAGCGTAGACCGGGTGTTCACAAAAAGAATGTAAACAAACGTAATAAAGTGAAGACACATTTCGGATGAGTGCAGAAAAAGTTCTAGAGTGGAAGTTACTTCCCCGTTTTATGATGCTTGTTATGACGTTGATGTCGTGGCGAGTTGTAGAATGGTTTATGACCTTGCCAGAACCAAGCCCCGCACAAGCAGGGCTGGTTTCTGTTGTAACTGGTGCTATGACAGGTGCCTTTGCCGTGTGGATGAATCATGAGGGCAAGCATCCGGGTCAGTCTAATCATAGAATTACGGAGACACGGAAATGAGCAATAGAAAAAAACAAGAACATCTAGATGAAATAGACGCAAGAAGAGGAGTTGCGCCGGTTGCTGTAGAACGTGGCAGACCGGGTTTAGAAAGATTCTATGCTGACGATCCTCGTAGCAAAACATCCCGTGATTTGCCGTATAAGGATGTACCTAAGTACCAGAGGGAAACAAAGTCAAAGTTTGGAACAGTAGAAGGCTCTTTTCCCATTGGAAAAGCTACCGTAACATTAGGTGGCGACTACAACGAAAGAAATGTACGTGAATCTTATCCCGATAACAAATTCGGTATTCCAAACAACTTGTACAAAATGATCCAAAAGACTGTATCTGGTGGCTTGGGATATCAGGTATCTTCCGACTTAAAAATTAGTGGTTTTATTGACAGGTCTAAATTCAAAGGTGGCCCAAAAGCAAACAACCGCTACACAGTTCAGCTATCTGGAAAAATGCTAGGCGGCAATTTTGTAGGTTCTATTTCTGGCAGTGAAGGAGAGAAGGTTGGTCAGTTTCAACTTCGTATTCCTTTTGCCAGCGGCGGTATGATTCGTCCACGAGGCAGAAAAGCTGGATACTAATGAAATACAACGTATCACACTTTCTTACCAAGCTAATTGAGCACGAGGGTATGGTCCTAACTGTCTACGAAGACAGCTTGGGTATCGAAACTATTGGTATCGGACGTAACCTAAAAGATCGTGGCATCAGCAAGGAAGAACTAGAATACATGGATATCCCGAACATGGGTATCATCTATGATCACGGTATCACAGAAGCCGATGCCCGTTATCTTGCAATGAATGATATCAAGATTGTAGAGAATGAGTTGGTTGCGGTACATCCGTGCGTGGAGGAGTTGGATTCAGTTCGCCAGTTGGTTTTGATGGACATGGCGTTTAACATGGGTGTGCCCCGCCTGTGCAAGTTTAAGAACATGTGGAATGCAATTCACGAACAGAATTTTGAGGCCGCATCTTGGGAGATGCTAGATTCCAAGTGGGCACGACAGGTAGGCCGACGGGCTACTATCTTATCTGATGCAATGAAGAATGGAGAGTTTTGATGATCGGAACAGGTGACCTTAAAAAACAAGGGTTTGTTTTTGGGCAGAAGAAAAAAGAAACGCAAAAAGCTTCTGATCTTCCCAAGCCATATCCGTCTGATGCCCCTGCTCGTATGCACGGTTCATACTACTCTAATAACATTGATGCCATAAAAAGTTGGTACAAGAGTAATGGTATGGAATTACCAGAGCATTTTGAAAGCAAAGAAGATTACGTTGAATATCGTCTGTCCCAAAAAGCATACGGCGGACGTACCCAACAACCACGTGGCGCATATCGTAGCGCGGAAACTAAGTAATGCCCCTAACATCTAAAGGTAAAAAAATTAAGGCAGCAATGACCAAAACCTACGGGGGCAAACGTGGAGAACAAGTCTTCTACGCATCAGCGAATGCTGGCAAGATCAGCGGCGTTGAAAAGAAAGCGAAAGGCGGGTCAGTTGGAAAAACTAGCAAACCGTCGAAGCCTAAAACGCAGAGCAAAAGTAGAGTTAATGAAGCTGGCAACTATACTAAGCCCACATTAAGAAAACGACTATTTAACCAAATTAAAGCTGGCGGCAAGGGCGGAAAACCCGGTCAGTGGTCAGCACGTAAAGCCCAGATGTTAGCCGCTGCTTACAAGAAAGCTGGCGGCGGGTATCGTGATTGAGTTTCTTCTGGTCGTCTACTTGGGTGGAACGGTAGTTGACCAAACACAAAGATTTGCAGACATAGACCGCTGCTTATACTTTGCAAACAGACTGTCTAACCAACCGTCTGTACCAACAACCGACGAACGACGGATACGAATGGTAGCAATGTGCAAACCCGTACCGAAATGAGGAAACAACCATGCTTGCAGAACTCGCGGCTGCTAATGCAGCTTTTCAGGTTATCAAAACTGCGATTCAAAACGGCAAGGAAATCTCCTCTATGGGTCAGCAGATTGCTGCATTCGTCAGTTCTAAAGAAGACCTTCAAAAAAAGGTACAGAAGAAAAAAGCTAGTGCGTTCCATCAGGGGAACGATTTTGAAGAGTTCATGGCGTTAGAAGCCATCAAAGAAAAAGAAGAAGAACTCAAGCAGTTTATGATTTACTGTGGTCGTCCCGGTTTGTGGAATGACTGGGTAAAGTTCCAAGCAGAAGCACGGGTTGCACGGCAAGAAGCCAAACGTCTAGCAGAAAAACGATCCGAAGAAATAATGGAATACGTTGTTATTGGTTTGGCGATAATCGTAGTAATAACCATATTTTTTATCTTTGTTTACGCAGCCGTAAATTCTAATTGACAATTCGTTGGTTTTTCTCTATAATAAACGCAGAGGAGAATCCGATGCGAAAGCTTGCAATAGACGCCTTGCGTCACACCTACGAGGCACAGAAAAAGAATGCTGAATACACTTACTACAATTCTAAAAACGACTTGCAGCAACTTAACACCGCACTTGCAAGCTGGATTGACGCAAAGCAAAAGCTTGATGCAATCCATGAAATCGAAGATGATATCGAGTTTATGTAAATACCTTGCGTGGGGTTTGCTATATGCTGGCAAGCCCTTTACTTGCATTGGGAACGGATTCTGGAAGCTGCACCGCAAAGTCTTAGATTGGAATAAGTAATGGCTTTGAAAAAGTCGCAACGTAGCTTGAAGGCTTGGACTAAGCAAAAGTGGAGAACCAAAAGTGGTAAGCCCTCTACTCAAGGACCGAAAGCAACGGGAGAACGCTACCTTCCAGAGAAGGCAATCAAGGCGTTATCGGACAAGGAATACGCGGCTACAACCCGTGCTAAAAGAAAAGGAACTAAAGCTGGTAAGCAGTTCGTCAAGCAGCCTAAAAAGGTACGTGCTAAAACGAAAGCTTACAGAAGGGTGAAGTAAAGATGCCAATTACAAATTCCGCTTCTAAGTTTCACACAGAGTCAGCAGACCTAACTACCACTTCTCAAACTTTGATCTATACGGTTCCTAATAATTACTCCGCAATTGTACGTGCGTTAATTATTGCAAATACAGATACATCAAATCGTAACATAACTTTAAAGTGGTATCATGCTGATGACACTACAACTCACAGCATCTTAGAAGGACATGCAATAACAGGCTCTAGTTATGAAGCCGTAATCAATGACAATGTCCCCTTGTATTTGCACAGCGGTGACAAAGTTTATATCACAGCTAACACTGCAAACACTATTGTTACTACAATTTCTGTAGAAGAGTATTTTGATCCGAACCGATAGGTTCTCATCTGTAGGGTTTAGGTATGTTTAGTGTTAATTCTGAAATGAACGCAGGAGCAGTACGAGTTTTTAGTACGGAGAATCGGTCACTTTCTCCTGAAGAATGGGCAGAACTTGCAGCCGACAAGATCATGGCTATAGGCGACCAAGCCCCTCAACCTATTCGTGACCAAGCACACGCATTCAAAGACCGCATCCGCCATGTAGTTGCATACTACGTTAGACAGGCGGTCGAATCTAACGAGAAGCAACTCATAGGGAGACTAAAGTAATGGCTATCTCAACCGCACTTTGCACATCTTTTAAGAAGGAACTATTAGAAGGCAAACACGATTTTAATGCTTCTGGTGGACATACCTTCAAACTTGCTCTGTTTACAAGCAGCGCAACTCTTGACGCATCAACCACAGACTATGCAGTTACCAATGAAGTATCTGGTACCGGATATTCAGCAGGTGGTGGCACACTAACAAATGTTGATCCTACATCTTCGGGCACAACTGCCTTTTGTGATTTCAACGATTTGACATTTTCTACAGCTACCATTACGGCCAATGGTGCGTTGATCTATAATACAACAACCGACGGTGGTTCAAGCACAACCAATGCTGTTTGTTCTCTTGCATTCGGTGGTGATAAAACATCAACTAACGGTGACTTTGTAATTCAATTCCCGACTGCTGACGCATCTAACGCAATCATCCGTATCGCCTAACGGAGATTAGCTATGGCTACCACCACCTTTACCGGAACTCTATACGGAACCGCTGTATATGGTACTGACATATACGGAGTTGGTGGTGTAACCATTGTTCCTGATGGAGTACAGGCCACTGGAACTACCGATAGCGGGTTGGTTATTTCGGCGGATGCTAACCACGTCGTAATCGGTGTACAGGGTACAGGTGCTGTCGGGTCAGTTGGTTCTGCAATCGTAGCTGATGCAAATATCGGTGTGACAGGGGTGGAAGCCACAGGCTCTGCCGGAACCATCACACATAAAACTGTAAACCGCATACCAGTTACTGGAGTAGAAGCAACAGGTGCTGCCGGTACTCTAGGAATGACCGGCGATTCTAACTTTGCTATTACAGCGGGTACAGAAGGCACAGGACAGGCGGGAACTGTAACTACTACAGCAGATGCAAATGTAGCAGTAACAGGTGTAGCTGGAACGACTGCAATAAACGCGGCAGGTGTAGTAGTTGGAAACAACGCAATACCAACTTTCTCTGGCGTAGCCGGTACAGGTGCAGCAGGAACAGTAACCGTGTCTCCTACAGTTACAGTCTTTGATGCTGATAACTACAGCAGAGCAAGGGCTGTAAGATTGATAGAAATTCAATCATCAAGAAGGGCAGCATAAAATGGCTTTGAAATGGCAAGATAAAGACCCAGACGATATTATCGACTATTCGGTAGATTGGACTGCTCTACTTGGTACAAACACAATAAGTAGCGTTACGTGGAAAATTTACGATGCTACAAGCGGATGGATTACATGGAGTACCGGTGCAGTTGAGAACGGTCTTCAGCACATAAGCAATACAAACACTAATACAGTAGCTACTATATATCTAGGGTTAGGAACAGCATTCACAACCTATAGTATTATTTGCCGCATGACTGCAAGCGACACAACTGTTATCGAACAAGAAGTTCGCCTTCGTGTAGTGGAGAAAAACTAAATGGCATACGATTTTTTAGGATTAACTAATGACATATGCCGCCGTTTGAACGAAACAGAACTTGTTTCTGGTAATTTTACTACGGCTACAGGGGTATACTCTCAGATAAAAGATTCAGTAAATGCTGCTGTAAGAGATATCAACCAGTCACATTTTGCATGGCCCTTTAATCATAACTACGACACAATAACTTTAACTGCAGGACAGTTAAGATACCCCTTACCATCTAATTCAAAGTACGTAGACTTTGACACGGTGCGTTTAGAACGTAGCACAACTCCGCTTGTTGAAAGCGCACGTCGTTTAACACAGCTATCTTATGATGAGTACGTAAGTCGGTTTATCGATGAAGAATACAAATCTTCTACAGATGGGTCTGCGCCAGAGTACGTAGTTCGAGCACAAGACAGCGATATCATTTTTGCACCTATTCCAGATGCAGCGTATTCTGTAAAGTACGAATACTACATGTATCCTGCTGATCTTGTAAACGATACGGACGTTCCTACTATTCCCTATCGGTATCGCCACGTAATTGTAGACGGCGGCATGTACTATGCCTACATGTTCCGTGATAATATTGAATCTGCGCGAGTATCCTTCCAGAAGTTTGAAGCAGGGATGAAGCGTATGCGTATCCAGAATGTAAACGAGAATATTTACGCAAGGGCGGTTTAAATGCCGGATCGTTGGACTACCAATGCCTTTGAACTCAAGGGCGGGTTAATTACAAATCTGTCGCCGCTACAGCACGGCATAGGTGCACCGGGATCAGCCCGTATTCTTCGTAATTTTGAGCCATCCCAGTCCGGTGGCTATCGTCGTATTGAAGGATATACCAAGCACGACAGCAACACGGTAGGCAATACCGGACCAATTCGCGGCATCGTCTACTACGGCGGCAACGTGTACGCTGCACAAAACGATGGTTTGTACCGATCCACTGGTAGTGGCTGGACAGAGATAACAAACAACGCGACTTTTAGCAGTGCTGGTATCAACTTAAATGCAGGGTCTGGAAAAGTCCGTTTCTTAAAATACAACTTTAGCGGTACTGAAAAGTTAATGGTTGTAGACGGTACAAATAAACCGTTTACGTTTGATAACACGACCTTCAAGGAACTGACAGCCTTATCTTCAGACGTACAAGGTGCAGACTTTGTAACTAATTTTAAGAACCACATTTTTATCGGAAACGGCAAAAACCTTATTTTTTCTGCACCATACGAAGATGAAGACTTTACAAGTGCATCAGGCGGTGGTATAATAAACATAGGTGACGAAATAACAGGTTTGATTGTATTTCGTGATCAACTGATTGTTTTTAGTGAAACTTCTATAGCTAGAATAGTGGGCAACAGCGTGGCAGATTTTGCGCTTCAGCCTGTATCGCGTGACTTGGGGTGTGTAGAAGCAGACACTATTCAAGAAATCGGGGGCGATATCATCTTCTTAGGGCCAGACGGTCTTCGCCTGTTTTCTGCAACAGACCGCGTAGGCGACTTTAGTTTAGGCGTAATCTCGAAGCCAATCCAAACTGAAACCTTAGATTTAGTTCGTACCAGTTCAACCTTTTCAAGCTGTGTGATTAGAGAAAAAAGCCAGTATAGAATTTTTGGATACAACAGTTCGTATCAATCATCCGCATCAAAAGGTATCGCTGGAACACAACTTCAAGACAGTATTGCATGGAACGATTTGCGCGGATTCAAAGTTTACTCTATGCACAGCGAATACGACGGTAGTGTAGAGTACCTCTACTTTGGTGGTGATGACGACTACGTATATCGAATGGAGCAGGGAAATACGTTTGATGGTACAAACATAACGGCAACTTTTGCAACACCGTTTGTTCCTTTGCAAGACCCCAACCTTCGTAAGACACTATATAAAGCAACCACCTATATTGATGCTGATGGCGTGTTTGATATTCAGCTATCTATAAAATACGATTTTGACCAATCAGGTTCTGTGCAACCTCTGCCAATCAGCCTGAATAATTCTACATCTGGTTCGATTACATATGGTACAGGTGTATTTGGCACGTCAACTTTTGGTCAAAAACAACGTGCAATATATCAGGTTCCGGTAACGGGGTCTGGTTTTACGGTTTCACTTCTGTATGAAACGCTAGGACAAACGACCGACTCGACATTTACCATAGATGCTGCGACTGTCCAGTACGCACTATATGGAAGGAGATAACAAATGGGTACAGGATATACCAGAAACGATACCGCCAATAATATCGCGGACGGTAACGTAATTAACGCAGCGGATTTGGACGGCGAATTTGATGCCATTCAGTCGGCTTTTAACGCATCTACGGGTCACTCCCACGATGGCACAACGGGCGAAGGACCACAGATTACGTCTGCAGGTATTGCTGCAGGGGCTATTGTAGCTGCTGCAATTGCTAACGACTCAGTTGCACTAGGGACGAAGACTACCGGTAACTACGTCGCTGCAGGTGCAGTGTCGGGTGTCGGTTTGTCTGGGTCGGCTTCATCAGAAGGTGCAACATTTACTGTAACATCTAACGCGACAGATGCAAACACTGCAAGTACAATTGTGGCGCGGGATGCAAGCGGTAACTTTAGTGCAGGGACGATTACTGCTACTCTTACTGGGAACGTAACCGGTAACGTAACCGGTAACGTCACAGGCAATGTGACGGGTAATGCGGATACTTGTACAACTGCAAGTGCGGTTGCTGCTGATTCAGTTGCACTAGGAACCGACACTACAGGTAACTACGTAGCAACTATCACGGCTGGTACAGGTATCTCTGGGTCATCTTCGTCAGAAGGCGGCACCCCTACTATTGCCTTGTCGCATTTGGGCATTGAATCCCTGACCGATCCAAATGCTGATCGCGTACTGATGTGGGACGATTCAGCAGGCGCAGCAGCGTGGCTTACCATCGGTACCAACTTGACCCTGACTGGTACAACTTTGACAGCAGACGCACAGTCTCCTGTAGCTGGTACAGGCATCGATGTAACAGGCACTACTATTAGCATTGAGCCTGATTTGCGTGACGGTATCACACACATCGGTTTAGATTCCGGTGACTATATCGGGTTTACAGACAACACACAAATTGACTTTTACGTAAACGCTGGTAACAAAGTTCGCATCGAAGCAGATGGTGATCTTCACGCCGACGGCAACGTAATCGCATACTCAACTACCATTTCTGACGAACGCCTAAAAACAGACATCACCAAAATTGATGGTGCTTTGGATAAGGTAAACAGCTTGAATGGCTACACCTTTACATACAAAGCTGACGGTAAAAAGTCTGCAGGTGTTATTGCACAAGAAGTCGAAAAGGTGCTTCCTAGTGCAGTTCAGGAAACAGAACTTCCTCTTAAAATGGATGACGGTCAAGAATATAAGACCGTACAATACGACCAACTTGTTGGTTTGTTGATCGAAGCCGTTAAAGACCTATCTTCTCGTGTCAAGGAATTGGAGAGCAAGTAATGGCAATCGTAGCTAGTGGACAAGTTTCGCTTGCTGATTTCAGAACTGAATATGTAGGTGGTTCTAGCCAAATCAGCATGGCGGATTTATATCGTGGTGGATCATACGTCAAGGCAAATGCCGGAGACAATACGGCAACGAACCTAGCTGCTTCTGTACCTACTTCCGGGGAAATCGAATTTGCTGACTTTTTTAGTACAGAAAAGGGCTGGAAAAAGACGTATTCTGCAGATGCCACTAACCAGTCGGTTGCAGGTATCTTTGGTGATGACGAAGACGTAAACTACCCTAAGTTTATCGATATCAACTCCGGTGTTACTGTTGGTGGAACTGGCGGCACTGCTGCTCTGACTATCGGGGCTAGTTTAGCTGGCTCTCTAACAATCGACAATAGCGGTACTATTGTTGGTACTGGTGGAACCTCTGGTGGTGCAGGCGGAAACGCTATTGCCTGCTCTGCGTCTGGTGTTACTATTGATAATAATGCAACTGGTATCATTGCTGGCGGCGGCGGTGCAGGTGGCAGCGGCGGGGCTGGTGGAACGGGTGGAACTGGCGGGTCTGGCTATACAACTAACACTGTTAGAGAGCCTTCTAGTGGCTATACGTACAACGAGTATAACACACGCTGGTATTATGGGGTGTATAGTGGTGATATTAAATGGGGCGGATCATATATAGCTTACCTAAATTCAAGCCAAGCAAGTGCTAATTCAAACACTCACAGTGGCATCACTTACTATAAGGGTAGCACAAGATTACAACAGGAAGATAATACCAAAAACGAAATTGCAAGACAATACTCCTCTACTAGCTACTATTCCGGCGGCTCTGGTGGATCAGGTGGATCAGGTGGCGCAGGCGGAAACGGACAAGGGTACAGCCAAGCCCAATCGTCTGGGTCTGCTGGCTCCGGCGGTTCAGCAGGCTCTGCTGGCGGAACAAACGCAGGTGCCGGTGGAACTGGCGGTACCGGCGGAACTGGCGGCGCAGGGGGCACTTATGGTAATGCCGGATCGAGTGGTGCTACAGGTAATACCGGCTCGACTGGCGCATCTGGAAACTATAGTGCTGGCTCCGCCGGTTCAGCAGGTTCTGGTGGCTCCTCTGGCGGTGCTGCAGGTGCGGCAACATCCGGCACATCAATTACAATTAACAACAGCGGGAATGTCTATGGAGCAACAGCATGACGCAATATAATATCGAAAAACTTGAAAGTGGCATTGCTACTGTACGCTATGCCGATGGTAGCTGGGCAGAACTCCGTCTAGCTGCTAATATGACACAAGAAGATTTGGATGATTTGGCATTTCAATTCGCACCAAAAGAGGGTGTCGCACCAGCGTTTGTATCAGTCGGCGCAACTAGCACAGCAAGCCCGAAGCCAGAGCCTATTGTTGAGGCTCCTGTAGATGACAGACCTGCTTGGTTGCTTGCACGGTTAGTAGCTTACGGTTCTCCCGAATCCCAGCTAGAGTACATTGCAGAAAACGGCTTGGATGCGTGGCAAACAAAGGTAGCCGAAATCAAAGCAGCTAATCCAAAGGTATAATTACCGATGGAAATGCAAAACCTTATTGACATGCTTCTGGGTATTGTTGTTGCTGGCGGTGCATGGTGGGGAAACTCCATGACCAAAGAGCAAAAGCGCATTGAAATCTTGCTAAACAAAACCCGCGAAGATTACGCAACTCGTAACGATGTTCGTGACGACATGCGCCGTGTCATGGAAGCTTTGCATCGGGTCGAAGATAAGCTAGATAAAGCTTTGGATAAAAGGTAAGGATAGGCGATGGCTACAATTACATCAGATCAACAACTGCAGACTGAGGTAGGCACCCTTGCCGGAGTTGGCATTCCTTCTGCAGCCGCTACTACAGTAAATCTTGTAGAACAGCCCGGAGAAATTCAGACTACAGCCGGAACACAGTTAGGCCCGACAACTGGACCTACTGCAACAACAGGAACAGCGACGCAGACAACTGCTCCAACAGTTTCTTCCCCACAGGTTGGACAAGTCGCACAGATTGCCGACACAGCATCAGGTGTAGCCGCTGCCGGTCCGATGCAAGCTGCCCAGATTACACAGCCTGTCCAAGTTGATATGACAGGCGTTCAGGCCGGTCCGTCTGCAGGGGCAATCGGAACAGCCGCTACTCAAAACCTAGACCCACAAGCCACAACCCAGTATCAGCTATCTCAACTGATGGCAAGCGTACAGCAAGGCCAGCCTCTTCCCCCGTGGGCTTCTCCGGCTGTTCGTAAAATTTCTGGCATGATGGCTGCTCGTGGTTTGGGTGGTTCTAGCATGGCCGCTGCTGCAATGACACAGGCTGTCTTGGAATCTGGTGTCGCTATTGCTGCACAAGACGCACAGAAATATGCAAACATCCAGCTTGCAAACCTAAACAACCAACAGCAAATGGCACTGCAAAATGCAGCCACCTACGCTGCAATGGACAAAGCAAACCTGAATGCCCGTTTGACTGCAGCCGTAACCAATGCACAATCGCTTCTTGCCACCGAAACAAAAAACATTGATAACCAGCAACAAGCTAACACGCTTTCATACAACGCCCTAACACAAAGCATCTTTAAGGATGCCGCTGAAGAAAATGCACGACAGCAGTTTAACGCAAAGAACGAAGTACAGGTAGAGCAGTTCTTTGCTGAACTAGGGGCACAAGTAGAAACAGCAAACGCAAACCGTCTAGCGGCTATGGAACAGTTCAATGCAGGTGAAACCAACGCAATGAACCAGTTCAACGCTTCGATGGCTGATGCTCGTGAAAAGTTTAATGCAAATATGCAATTCGCTGTTGACCAATCAAACGTAGTTTGGCGCAGACAAATTAACACAGTTAATACTGCGACACAAAACGAAGCAAACCGCATAGACGTACAAAATACATTTAACGCATCACAAAATGCCCTTAACAACTTGTGGCAACAGTACCGCGACAATGCTGCTTGGAACTTCCAAAAGTCCGAATCTGCTCTGCAGCGTCAGCACGAAGTCGGTATTATGGCTATGGAGTTCGCAAATACACAGAAACTATACGATCAGCAGCAGAAGGACGCTTTGGCTGCAGGTATTGGCAACTGGGTTGCTGCTTGGGCAAAGAACCTGTAGGGGATGGATATACATGTTAGAAGCTTTTATAGGTAATACAGTTAGTAAAATATTTGGTATTCCATCTCAAATCGTAGACGGATTCACCAGTATATTTTCCGGTCCTAAGACAACTGTCAACGATATGTTTGCAGATGAAGATGCTGGCTTGTTTGACAGTAGTAACTTTTTAAGAATGGGAGCAAAGGCATTCGGTCAGTCGATGACGGACAAGGAAAGACAATACTTTAGCGCACCAAAAGCTAGAGACCCCCGTAGTGTTAAAGACTTAACTCGCTTATCCCCTTCGTCTTCTCCTATCAGCCTGACACCCACACAGACTTTGTATCAAAACGAACGGGTTAGGCAGTATGGTTTGGCCCTCGCTAACTCATCAAACGACCATGTTAAAAACGCTTTTGCTGCAGCAGGCATAGATCGTGTTCCTTTGACTGCAGCTAGTGGGCGTAAGACTACTGTTTTAGCTGCTCCTAAGTTATCTTCAGAGGTGGACGTAACATGAAAATCGACCAGCAAAAAGCCGCTGCCGGAAGTATAGAAGCAAAAGACCCTTTTGCAATTGCACCACCCGGACATAGCTTAACACAGGATAATAGCCAGTGGCCGTGGGGACAACCCCCAAAGCACGTCGATCCTTCCGTTGTCTTGGATAGTGCCATCGACCAGTTGAATAAACCAAAAGTAAAAGGCGAACTTATGAAGCTGCTGATTGTTGGCGCATCAGTAGAGTCACTTGTAGAGGGGTTTGTTTTTCAGGGCTTTTCAGATGGAAAGTTTAGCCCAGACGTTGGGCAGCTAATTAAAGGTCCGTTGTCTATTGTTCTTGCTGGTATGGCGGAAGAAGAAGGTATCCCTTATCGTCTGTTTGAAAACGACAACGCCCTAGAAGCAGACGAAATGGATGATGAAACTTTCTTCCGTATGATGAGGCAAAACAATCCAAGCATGTTTGCTTACGTAAACGAACAAATCAACGAAGCTATTCGTCGGGGTCATGCACCACAGGAACCCGAAGAAGAAAGCTTTATGAACATGAAACGAGAGGCGGAATAAGATGGGTTGGGGTACTGCATTTGCGACTGGCCTTGTCAAAGGTTTTACACAAAACATCAAGGAAGAAGAAGCCAAGCGGCTGTCTGAACGAGAACGCCTGAACAAGTTTGATGAGTTTATTCTCAAGGCAAAATTTGATAAAGATGCCAATCAAGATGCTGTAAGCAAAGCGGCAACTCTAATACAGTCTGCTCGTACCAAAATGGATCAACGCAAACCTATCGATATATTTGGTACAGCCTCTGACGATATCGATGTTGATTTTGCAAATTTGCAAGGCTCTTTATTAAATGCTACTGATTACGAAGCACGAATTGGGTCTTATGGGTTTGATCACGATATCTTTGGAAAAGGTGGCAAGGTAGAAAGTCAACTTGCTTTGGGTTCTATGTATCGGTCCCTTTCTTCTAAGGGAAAGTCTGAACTAAAAAATCTTACGGTACCACAGCTAAATCAAATGGTAGGAACGATTCAAACACACATGAATCTTCTTAGCAATGAATATACCACTGAACTAAAAAGAAACGGCGGTAATGTTGATGCAGTTAAGTGGAACCCTGCAGATACATATAAGAATATACAGCCTTACCTTGATGAACTTATAACTTTACAAACGGGGATTACAAAACAACCGGGTTCTGATAAGAATGTTTCATCAGGTGGGTCTGTAGCGTTATCTACAGATGAGGTATCTCACTCACTAGGAACTGACGGGTCTATACGCATGTCTGTAGATTTTACTGATCCAATTTACGGCGTTGCGTACGGACAACTAGCAGATAAGCTAGGTATACCACGGGCGCAGTTTGCAGAAACATTCGACTCACAGCTTGCTAATATAACTGGATTTGACGTAAGTAAAAAAACAAAGGCATTGAATGGTGCAGCCACAATCATCAATGCTTATGGCAAGGGTCTTAACTTAGATAGCGAGAGTCCAAACTTTAATTTGATGGACTCAGCAACAGCAGACGATATTCTAACTAAGTTGCGTAATGCTACAAACAGCGATCCGATTGCAATGCAGGTCGCACTTGCTTTGCTAGTTCCTTTGACAGATTGGGACCCAAGCAGCGGAAATCTACATGTACAGGATGTGAGCACAACTGACAGACTGTACGGTGCCAGACTGCTAATGGGCCGTAATGCAGAAGAAAAAGACTTCAATAAAATCAAGGAACGTGATACTGAAGTAGGCAGAACTATTGTTGAACTAAACGATTACGTTAATCTGCTACAAGAGCAAGTATCAAAAGCAGGTGAGGGTCAGTCTCCCCCTATTGTTGCTGGAAAAGCCTACGTTTTCATTGCTGCAGGTAAAGCTATTGCAAGAAGTCTTCTGAATAGAAATGACAGTGATTACTGGAAAAGTAAAGATAGCGAATTTATAAGCCCCACTTTCGTTCACGCATACGGCGAATCAACTATGGTGGTATCTGAAGCTGAAGCTGCTAATATACAAACCGACCCCAACGGCGATCCTATAAAATACGTCACAAAAGAAAGGCTGGCACAACTCAACGCAGGTATTCAGGCGAAGTACGATGAGGGTTACAAAAAATACTTAAAGCAATCTGGTGGAGATGAAAACTTTGCAGAACAGCAAGCTATACAGTTTGCAAAACTAGAAGCATCTCGTATTGCTCTTGCTTTCCAGATGGCACGTGCGGCTGATCCATCTGGTCGCTTATCTAACCAAGACATTGATGCTCAATTAGTTAGATTAGGAAGCAACTGGGATACCCCTGAAATTGCTATGGAACGAGCAAAACTGGCATTAAACCAGTTCCAGCGTCAGAAAGATCAATACGCATACATCATACAGATTGCTGATTCGTCAGGTCGTTCTACCCCTCTGTCCAAGAAACAAATTAAGGGTGCGTATACTTTTATGAGGCTTTCAAAAATGGCAGGGTATCGGACTCCTCTTACGGCTGCAACCGGGGTGACAGCGAAAGACGAAGCCGGACCAAAACTAAGAGATACAAGCAAGTGGTTCTTTGATTCTGAAACTAAACGGATTTATACCCTTGATCCTAACAACAGATTCG